TGTTAAATCTTTCATAATCTGTTGGCTTTATAATATTTACAGTCTTTGCGTGCGCTATTACCGCACGCAATAAATATACTGCATTTTTCTGAAATTTGTTTACTTGCAGATAGCGGCCTGTTCCCGAAGAGTATTCGACACGTATTATACATCGCTTTTTTGTATACCTTTGTGTCCGTTTTTTAATATAACTTATAAAAATGAAACCCTTAATTTAAATCTTATGATAACAAAATCAAACTGGTGGAACAAGCTCCTTAAAATCGTAATCGTAGTGGCATCTGCCGTTCTCTGTGCTTTAGGCGTACAAACAATGTCTGCTTAATTATGTTTCATATTTTATACCTTATATTTAAGTTACGTGAGATTTACCAACCTCATCATTATCCACTGTTCCGCTACCCGCTGTGACCGTAGCTATACCGAACATGATTTGATAACAGACCACCTGAGCCAGGGCTTCTTCGGTGCAGGTTATCACTATTAAACTCTTTTAGTCTTTTTAGATACATTAAAACATATACAAAAAAAACGGAAGTAGTAACAATTACTACCTCCGTCTTATATTTAGAAAATATTAGTTTTAATCCAATTTTTCTAATTCACTTTGCATTCTTCTTATTTCAGCTTCTAATTTCGCCTTTTTTGCTGCCTTTACTTTTTCTTTGTATGACGCAATTGTTGCTGATACTGCATTAAGATTATCCATAATGTCTTCTAATTCTTTATCAGTCAAATCACCATTAGATTCAATTTGCTGATTGGCAAATTTCAACTGTTGTACTATTGTCGCACCTAATTTTCCACCTTTTATTTTCTTTGTTTTAGTGGGGGTATCGTTGTTCTTTCTGATAAAACCAAGAATAGCAGTATAACGTTTATCAACGTCTTTTGCATTGAAACTATCAATTTTTTCTTGCGATTTATCTTTTGAAAAATCAGCTAAATTTTCATTGATAACTTTCAATTTCTCTTCTTCTGTTAATGCTTTACGTGCCATAACTATATTTTTTTTATGGTTAATACTCTTATGGCACAAATATAATTAAAATGAATTGATTAAATGATTATTCAATGGTTATTTCAACCTCGTTATTATTATTTATTGCATTTTCAATCAAAGCATATACCTTAGAAGTTACAACTTTACTATTTACAACTTTGCCTTTTTCTTTATTAAATCCACATAGAATACAACCGCTTGTATGTGTTTCATCATTTCCACAGTGTATGCGAATGCCACTAAACCCTTTTACACCTATTAATACAGGCATTTTCTTTTTAAATCTTGATGAAAAGGTTACTTCAATTTTATATGTACCAGTTGGTATTGCTGTTTCAGAATATACCTTTAAACTCTTTATATCTTCTTCTGACATATAAGAAGTTAATTCTCTGTCCTTATCCTCTAATGTATCACAGAAGTATTCATTATCAATGTATAAGCGTCCTATTGTATATGTGTTTCCTCTGTATATTCTCTTTAATTTTAGTTTCATTGTTTAGTGTGTTAAAAAATAAAAGGTTCAACGAATTGAACCTTTCAATTTATTATTCTTCCTTTTTGTTTTTCTCTTTTTTATTGAGAATCATCTTGTAATGGTAGTCAATACCAAAAACCGCACCTGCAAAAGTTAACATTTCACCGAATGCAATTAATATACTATTATGTATTACGCCCAATGGATAAACCCAAAAGCCCATCATTATAAGGGTGCAACCAAATAGTATTAATAACATTGCTGTGATTAATTGTATTTCAGTCTTATTATCTTTAATCCAACTCATTTTTACTTACTTCTGCTTTAATGTCTGTTATTGATTTATCCACCAATGTAATAACGGTTAATTTATAATCAGGTTGAGTATTATAATTATAATTGACTTTATTGTCTTCATACTCATTATAATTTGCATTACCTAATAATATACCTTCTGTATTATAAATTGTAGAATTATAGTTTTCAATTTTATTTTCTGTATTAATTGAAAAATCACCTTCCAATTTAATTCCTTCTTCATTTGAAGCGGAAATTGTGTAGTTTGTAATGTGTTTAAGTATTTGTGTATTCATTTTTTGTTTATTGTTTCATTAACGTTATTCCTTTGGTATTTGTGCCACCAAATGTCGTGTAGTAGGTTTTGGTTGAAATAACCATTTTTTCCCAAAACTGTAATGAAGCACTACGAGGTGTAGTGCCTTTGATGGGATTGCCACTACTATTTAAGATTAAGGTGTCATATACTGTAATTGGAGTTGAAGAAAAAGTACCATTTCCATTGTCTTTCCATCCGACCTCACTGCTTTTTGATGGATTTGCAGAATACTCGTAATAAAGTGAACTTGTGTAATTCAAATAGCTTGTCACTTTTATTTGGATTCCTGATTTTGGTATTAGTCCATTTTTTGTTGTCACTGTCAATACAATAGTAACACTATTACTTTCATTCCAAGTTACTTTAGTTGGTGAAATACTACCCATTTGTATATTTGCAGAAGGTAGTCCAGACGGATTGCCTTGCAGCCTGTCATAATGCTTGCTGATAGTAGTTATAGGTTGCCAACACTTAAAACCACTTGTTGGATAAGAGCTTGTCCAAGAGGTCTGATAATAATTACATAAAAACAAACTCACATCAATATTTGACAAAAATTTGGTGTTCTGATAAAAAGGAGGTGCATTAAAATCGAGCATTAAGGGTCTTGCACCTACTGCAAGCGTACTATACCAATAAAAAGAACCATCAGAGGCTTGTACTTTAACACCTGCATAAACCTGTGATTCCCCTAAAATATCATATAATCCAACGTTGTACGTTCCACCTGCACCTACTGCTGTTTTTGGTATAGTAATATCGGTATATGGAAGTGTATCAGGTAATGAAGAAGAAAATGCTACAGGTGCAGTATGTTCATAACCTCTAAAATCTCCCATCCTGTACGGATAATCCCGTCCGCCTGATGGTCTGTCATAACTCCACGCATAAGAAGTGTTTGATAAATCAGTTGGTGAAGCCAATGAGCAAGTTCTTACTGATATACCATAATTACCAGCATTACTTCTTTCCCAATTTGTAATTCCTGCTGTAGTGTCCTTCTGAAACCATTTTACGGGCTTGAATCGGCTATATGGGTTAATCAATGAAGAAGAACATAGTGCACCAACATTTCTACTACTTGTACCTAATGTTGTTCCGATTATATTTGTTGTTATTCCTGTGTTTGGAAGTGCCATTTCTATTTTTCATTATTTATTTTATTCTTTAGTGTATCAACTTCTTCTTTTAATTCTTTAATAGATTGAATTAAAATAGGTATTAATTGTTCATAATCCACTGATTTGTATTTATCATAAATTGGATGTATTAATTCAGGAAGAATTTCTTCAACTTCTTGGGCTATTAATCCGTAGTTATTCCTTTCATCCTTTTCTTTATTTAGTCCTTTTGCTTTTTGATTCCAATTAAATTGAACGGGATTTAATTTTTCAATTATATCTAAAGAATTAGTAATTGATTTAATGTTCTTTTTTAATCTCTTATCAGAAGAACTATATGCAGTAACTTCACCTACCGCAACTATATTTTTAGGTGAATACAAATTACCTGTTGAATCTATTCTAATGCTATTTGTACTACCATTTCCCAAATACATATATCCGTTATATGCTTGACAATACCAATTTATACCATTTAGAACTAATTTAAGATATGGATTAGTTGTACTGTCATTTAATAGAAAATTGGTAGATGTTAGAGAACCACTAACATTACCTGTACCATTAAAACTTTGTCCCCAAATACTTCTTGCTGTAGCCAATTTGGTAGCAGAAGCTACATTATCTGTTTTAAATGCAAATTCTTTCCAAGCAGTTTTTGCAGTAGTACTACCACCGCCACCTCTTGCGAACCACCTATTACTATTAAATGTACCATAGATTTGATTTGCAGAACCATAAGCGGCAGTACCATAAAATAATGTACCTGCTTCTGCAATTGGATAATGGCGTGCTGTTGTTGCATCTGCATTAGCCGCATTTGTCATTATTCCTTTTCCGTTCACCGTATTTAAGTCAACTGCTTGCGTTTGGTCTGCCCTTGCAAATGCTGTAGCGTGTAAATTATCAACCGTATCTGCATTACTTGCATAGTTGTTTGAAACAGATAGTGTTACATTACTACCACCATTTATTGAAACAGCCCCCGAAGCATTACCTGTTAAAGTTAATGTTCTTGCATTTCCCCAAGTTGCTGTTGTTATATTGGAAGTTCCATTAAAACTTGTTCCATTAATAGTACGTGCTGTTGTCAACTGATTGGCTTTTGCAACTGTAGCCCCTGTTGTAATAAAACCTGAATTGTTGCTTAAATGGCTTGTTGCAGTTGGCACGTTAACTGTAACTGCTGCACTACCATTAAATGACTTTGCAGCAAATGCACCACCTGCAAAAGTTAAAGTACCGTTTACTTTATTTGCACTTGTTGCTGCACCACCTGCACTACTTGAACCAGCATAATTGTGGGTATGACTTGCAGGGGTATAAGTTGAAGGTTTGTTTGTTATATTATTCCAATCCAAGCCACCACTAAATGTACCGCAATACAATATATTATTGGCGGCGTCCCACTTCATTTGTGTGTTTAATGAATTTGTTCCTGCACTTATTTGAGTATTTTTTGCATATCCAAAATATAATATATTATCATTCGATGGATATGTACTAATACTTACTCTTCCGTCCTTTACAGAAGCATTAAGGATAGCACCATAGCCACTATATTTACAGTTCAATACCGCATTGCTAACACCATTAATCCAAGTATTGCTCGCAAATGTAGAATTTAATGAACCTGTCACCGTTCCACCTGCCAATGGCAAGTAACTATGTGTATGGTTTGAAGAGGCTGCACCAACATTTGCTGCCGTTATATTAATACTCTTTGCTGCACTACCATCATAAGCACCTTGAGAAGTACCATTTAATGAAATGGTTAACGCATTTGGATTCTTTAAGGCATTGGGTATTGTTGGATATACAGGAAGTGTAACAGTATTAGCACTGACCGCATAACTCGTTGTGCCAACTTTAACAGTACTTACATAATTATGAGTATGGTTACTTGCTGCTTTGCCATCTAATAAACTTGATAAATTTGTAATATCACTTACTGTATGATTATGTGCTGATGGCGTAAAAGTCGAAGGTTTGTTCGTTAAGTCATTCCAACTGCTTACATTACTTTTACTATCAATCAGAGATTTCAATACTCTACCCTGATTAGCACTCAATGCGCAATCTGTTGCACTTGAAGTAAGTGCATCCACAATTGTTATTGCACCGCTACCTTCACCTGTAGCACCACTGCCATACGCTGCAACTTCTTGTTCTCCAATCAAATTTAATTTAACCCTTAAATTATTATCAGAATCAAAATAAAATACCTTGTTCCAATTAGTAACTATACCATCCCAATTACTAACTTTAGTTGAAGTGATACCATCTAACACTGATTTATTAGAATGTGTATGATTATTAGTAAATGCAACATTCCAATTAGTACGTTCTGCTGCTGTTATATGTATAGTTGAATTAGAAGTATGTGCTGTTAATGTAGTATTATCAGCTTTAGCATCTAATTTTGTTTGTAAATCAGTTATATTAGCAATAGTATGAGTATGCGAAACTGCTGCTTTACCATCTAATAGAGTTGATAAATTAATAATATCGGTTACAGTGTGATTATGTGGAGAAGGTGCAAATGTAGTAGGTTTATCTGTAAGGTCATTCCAACTGCTTGCACCACTTTTATTATCAATTAATGACTTTAATACTCGTCCTTGGTTTGCTGACAAAGCACAATCTGTTGCACTTGAAGTCAGATTATCCACAATGGTAACAACACCACTACCGCCACCTGTAGAACCTGCGCCATACGCTGCAACTTCTTGTTCTCCTATAAGATTCAGTTTAACCCTCAAATTATTAGTTTCATCAATTATAAATGCTTTATCCCATATTGATTTATCTAATTTATTTTTCCAACTATCAACGTCAATAGCTGTAATAGAATCTAATACTTCTTTATTATCGTGTGTATGCGTAACAGAAAGGGAAGAAGTACCACCTATATAAGTAGTACCTCCACCTGCTGAACTATTTTTCAAATATTTATTTCTGAAAATATGTGGTATTACCTTTTGTGTTATTGCCATAGTCGTATTAGATTTCTATTATTTCAACTTCTGCTGAATCATTATTCAAATTATAATTGATTGAATTCACTATCATATCTTTATTCAATGTTTCTTCGTGTATGATTGAAAAAGGAGTAATATTTTTATTGATTAAATTATTCTCATATTTAAATTTAGGATTACTATAATGATTCACGTATTTTTCAATAATATGTTCTTCTTGTTTCTGTGTTTTAGTGGTATTTGTATTTAGTATATTTTCTACAAAATCATTATTAAAAATAACGTATGAATAAGAAGTTGCCTTATTATTATATGTGTTTATCTTCAATTTGACATCATCAAATTCATTCACATAATTATCATCAATTGTGTTAGTATAAAGCACATCAGGGTCATAGGTTTCATTATCGAATATATTTTTTATCGAATCAGAAGTCGTGTATTTTAGTTTTAAATTAGATATATGGAAAGCGTTACAATAATGGCATTCTTGGTCTGTTCGATACATTGGTCTAACACCCAAATGATTAGGTGTATATAGGTCAAAGGTCAACTCACCAAATATTACATAGTTTGGAATTCTAATTGCTACACCATCTTCACTATCAGCTAAATTCATCTTCCAACTAACTGTATTGGTAAGTGATTTCTCATTATCAAAGACTTTATCACCTTCTTTATTTATGTGTACGAGATAGAATCTATCTTTAAGAAAACATTCATTTTTGTACCATTCTTCAACAAAAATATCTGTTCCATTTTCTTTGTACCAATACATATTATTTTGTACACAATCGCCACTTGCTTTTTCAACACCAGCCAAACCATCATAAGTTGCTTTCGATACCCATCGCCAATAACCATAACTATCTTTATAGCGATACCATTTAGCACCTGCTATGTGTCCCTGACTTGTTATCTCTTTGAAATATCCACGTTGAACCTTTAACTGATAATCATTGTAGTTTATCCAGTTCTCACCATCATAATAGTATTTGTTACCGATTGACAACCTGCAAGGAATCATAGTGTTTTTAAAACCTGCACCAAACTTTGTATTTGAATAAACTTCATCAGAAGTTTTTAAACAGTCATTAGCTTTATTATGCTCAGACATCTTATACTTTATATCTACAATTAAGTAACCACTTTTATAAATGACAAAGGGTTTTGCTTTTAAACTCAAATATTGATATTCAAAACCTCCAAGTAAACCACCTGTTTGAATGAATGAAATATTTGTTTTCCAATTTAATGAAGATGGTTCTTCACTTGTTTCATAATCTGCGACCTTTTGCCACACTGTAGCTGGACTTATATTGTCAATATTAGTATTGGTTACTTCATCAATAGAATAAGGATTCAAATACAAATAGTTATTAGCAGATTTAAAATAAGCATTCAAAAGGGTGTAGTTCTTCTTGTCAATATCTTGTGTTGATAAGTAATACTTATTAGGGTCACTATTTTGATTAACTATATCTTCTTCATCCTCGATTGCATCAGGTATAATCTGATTGATACTATTAGTGTTGGCAATAATATTAATCTTATTATAAACATCTCCAAGTGATATACTTGCACTTGCTTCTGCTATTCCAATAGACATTAGATTACGTTTGTCATTTGACAATGTAATAACTCTGCTTGTTTGGTTTTTTCTATCATAACAATTAAATTGAAAATTACCTTTTTTTATAGCCTCATAGTCAATTATATAATAACTATTCTGATATTGGATTAAAGTCATTCCAAGAAAAGAAAATATATCTTCTAATACTTCTTTTGTTTTTTCAGATTCATTTTCTTCATCAAAGAAATTTCGCTCTTGAATTGATAGTTTTTCCATTACCTTATTATTTCCATCTACAGATAATGAAGTATGAACATAAATATTATTGATTAATTTTTCACTATCTGTTTTGTTCATTATCCAATATAATATGTCAATGAATGAAGTAATATTGTTTTTACCATTTATATACTCATATTGAATATTTTCTAATTGTGCAATCGTATCAATACATTCAATAGTCAATTCATCATATAAATCATTATAGGGTGAGGAATATAAGTTTGGTGTCTGATAACCAAGCCAAAACAAACTATTATTCTTATATATTCTGATTTGAATATCATTCAATTTACCTGTGTATAAATCAGATAATACTTTATTCGTTAATACATTTATACTTGCTGCACTTTGTTTTAATGGTTGAAATATATTAGATGATTGATATTGTATAGATACTGCATCAGCAGACAGAAGAAGTTCCTCTGCCTGCAATGTAGCTGTAGTATTCTTGTATATTTCTATTTTAATGGTATTTTCATTTATATCTTTAAATGAAGAATAATATCTTAACTTATACATTATGTATTTGATTAACTATTTTATTTTATTCATTTTGGAATCGTGATTCTTTAATACACCTTTCAACTTGTCACCTGCAATAGTAAATGTTACATCACCACCAATGGAACTACCACCTAATTTATTACCACTTATTGCATTCCACAAATGTTTTTGTTGTGAACCGTTGACTATCATTTCACCACTGTTGACCCTTGCAAGGTTTTGGTCTCCACTATATTTAGTACCACCGATAATACCACCTGTTGCGAACTTGGGAATCAACGCAAATGCTGCAATAGCGGCTGCAATTGCGCCACCGATAGCAACTAAATTCCACGGGAATGGCAAACCTGCTGCACTTGCACCTGCCTCAGAAGCACCTTCTGCCGTGTTAGCTGCAATATTTTCAGTTGCAGTTGTTTTGGTTACGGCTGCTTCTGTAGTATCAGCCGCAATTGATACTGCTGCACCTTCCACTTTTGCAGCCGCTTTTGTGTTCTCACCAATAACAACTGCTGCTGCTTCTGCCTGAGTATTGGCAATCTTTTGAGTTGTAACTCCTTGCTCGATGGCTGCAAGTGTTTGCGTTGCAGTCCCGAAATTTTTAAGTAATTCATTAAGTTGTGTCCAAGTGTCAATCAATGAAGTAATAGCATCTACAGTATTGAATATGGTGTCTATTATAGTGGTAAATTGTTCACCTACTGATAATTCACCGAAATCTTTAAACTGACTGAAAGCATCAATCAGTTCTTTTGTAGCCGAATAAGTAGTTTTAATAGCTTCATATTGTTTTTCACCGATTTCTTTTCTTAATAGTCTTAAATTCTCTTGTGCTTGTTTCAGTTGAAACTTATCTTCCAATTCAACAACGTGTTCGCCTAACTTTTCAATTGCAGAATCCAAAGTATCAACCTGTTCGATTAATGCCAAAGCTCCGATACTTGATAATTCATTTGCTTTATTTATTTCATCCTCAGATATAGAAGAACGTAATTGCTTCAATTTATCCAATTGAGATTTAAGATAGTCTAAATCAACAGCACTACTCTTATCTTCTTTACTATCAAATGAAAGGTAGTCCCATTTATTAATCTTTTCCCTACCTGCACCATTCATTGTATTTTGGTAGTTTTTCTTTAATCGTGCAGCATTATCATTTGCGGAAGTATCAAAACGTTTGTTTTCTTTTTCAACTTCTACAATATCTTCTTGTTTTTTTAATACATCAATTAAAGAATCTCTCGATTGAAGAAGTTCTTTATATTTTTTAGTATCAATTTTAGTTGCATCAGAATTAAACTCATAAGAAGAAATCAATGTTTGGATTGCATTTAATTTTTTCTCATTAAATTTCTTTTCATCTATGTAATCTAATTCCTTTTCTTTTGATATGTAGTCCAATTGAATGGCATATCTTTTTTCTGCATCTTTAACTGATTCTGCGGCTGTGTCTTTTTTATCTTTAGTTGATATATTAAGTTTAGACTGTTGTAATAATGATAAATAACCCTTGTTTGATTTGGCATAATCCAACGCATTCATTTTATCACCTTTTACATTGGTGAATGACATACCTTGTAATTTATCAGTAAGTTCATTTAGAAATCTATCGGCAGAAGAAGCAAGTTCTTGATTTATCTTCTCGTTATCCCACTTCATTGCATCAGCCTTAGCATAAGTACCTTCACGTTGTAAGTTGTATGTATTTACTGCATCAGAAATCAATTTATCAATATCACCTGACAAAGTTGGCATTACAGGTTCTTTTGTATCAAAAGCTTTATTTAATTCTTTGATAACATTGCCTGCCTTTTTATTAAATACGTCAAGAATGCGATTAGCAAATGTTTCAGCATTTTCTTTTAATCCATTGGTATATTTACCATCTTTAAAAGCATCTGTATATAATTTTACTAATTGAGATTTTTTTAAAGAATCACTTGTATTGTCTGTTAGTATTCCTTGCATCTGAGCATCAATGCCACCTTTTTTAATTTCTGCCACATCTTCAACATCACCAAATTGGGATTTGAATAATTTCTTGAAGTTGTTCAACCAATCTTTATAAACTCCATTATCTTGAAAGAAACCTTTCTTCAATGTATCAACCGCTTCTTGTTTTGCAGTAAATAAATTATAATTCTTTTGCCATTGAATCACATCCTTTATTCTACCTGCTAACTTGGCATATTCGGCTGCTGACTGATTTACTGATACTTGTTCAAGATGAAGTTTTTCAAGCAATTCAGGATATTCACGTTTCAGCTTATTCATAGCAGCTTGCCATTCGTATGTACTTTGTTCGTGTGTCCTTAATACATTAACAAGTTGCATAAATGTGGTGTCTAAATCAATATTTTTCTGTTTTGCTTCATTCATCAACTTATTACTTTCTCTTTGAGCTTCATTTGCTTTTTGATATGCACTAATTAAATAAGTTCCAATAACGGAAGCTGCTGTAATGGCTAAACCAATCCAGCCACCAAAGAATGAAAGAACAGAAGTTCCCAAAGTTTTAGCAGCCATACCAATTTTAGAGAATGCTTGAATAGTGGTTGTTTGAAGATTAGCAACACCACCAATGATACCTTTTTTGTTGTTTTCAAATTTGGACAAATCAGATTGCAGCACATTCAATTTAGTATGAGCCGCAACATTTTTAAGCCTTGTCATCTGAACAGATAAGTCGTTTACTGCACGCTCATACTTTTTGGTCGTTGGTAAAGCCCCACTTGTAATAATATTCAAATCAGTCATTACTTTTTTCAATGCAATACCATTTTTACTATTCAAATTGTATTGTGTACCGACTTTGGCTAATTCAGATTGAAGCTGCTGATAATAAGCTTTAGTATTTGTGTTGGTTATTCCGCTTGTTGTATTCACTACAGAATGTGCAATACCTGCATTATTAGTGGCATTTTGTTTTTTCTTTAATAAATCGGTGTATTGCTTTTCAGCAACCTTAGTTAAGTCATTATTTACATTTCTGAAAATCTTACCAAGACCACCTGCCAATAAACCGAATGCAGCAATAGCCATCGTTGGAATATCCTGTATTCTTCTTAAAATTTCTGCCAATACATTCAGAGGTTCAGTAAATACAGATTTAAGAGTATCAAAGGTTTTAATCTGTGTATTCTCATAAACAGAAATCAAAGTCTTATATGCCTTTTCCCAAGCTCCCAAACCTTCATCAAACATACGTGCAGCTTCTCCTTGTGAATTGGCAACAGTAGCATATAAATCATCTAATGCACCTGTGTTACCAAGTAATGCAGCACCTTTAGGAGCACCCAACTTATTAAAGAAGTCGCCCATATCTGCAATACTACCACCAAGACCTGCATTTCCAAGCTCTTTCAAAGATGCAATAAGACCCTTCGTTTTTAGGCTTGTCTCGTCAACTTGTACACCGTATTTTTTTAAAACTTTTGCTGCTTCGGGTGTCTGACTTGCCAACGCAAGAACTATTTGTTTTAAACCTGTTCCTGCTTCACTTCCCCTGAATCCTCTGTTAGCCAACGCACCTAATACAGTTGCAGTTTCTTCTAATGAAACACCTGCTGCATAAGCAACAGGAGCAGCAACTTTCATTGCTTCAAATAATTCAAGAACATTAGTTGCAGTTGCAGAAGCTGTTGAAGCTAACACATCATTAATACGTCCCATCTCCTTAGTGGAAAGATTGAACGCATTCATAGCAGTTGTGGCAATATCAGCGGCTTCGGCTAATGATATTGCTTGTGACTGAGCTAATTGTAAAGTACCTGATAACGCATTTTTGGCAGCAAGGGGTTTTAAACCATTTCTAACCAACTGTTCAAGTGCATTGGCTGCTTCTGTAGCTGTATATTTGGTGTCACGACCCAAACGCATAGCTTCTTCACGCATTGCTTTCAACTCATTGGTAGATGATTTAGAAACTGCCTGTACACGTGACATTGCTGATTGAAAGTCTGCACCTGCACGTACTAATTGCCTGCCAAACTCAATTGCGCCAAGTCCTGCAAATGCACCTACCAACGTTTTTTTGAAATTACTTAATTGATTCTGTATTTTATTTATTCCTCCCTTAAATTGTTGGGTTAATAATTTAAGAGAAATTGAGAATTCGGTCTTTGCCATTATTGTGTGTTTGTATTTACATCATTATTATTTGTTGGATTAAATTTTAATTTTCCACTTTTAATAAATTCATCCAATTTGTGTTTGTCCTGTTTGATAGTTTTTAGTCCTTGTTCTTTTTTCTGCTTAATTTCCCAATCAAACGGAAGTAATTGTTGTATGCTGCATTTTTTTGAATCAATATGAGGAAGAATAGTCAAATATGTAAAAAGCCTTTTTTCTTCTAAATCTGATTTGTATTTTGTGTCTCGATAATTTATATATGAATCAATTTCTGTGTAACTCATTTCATTCATTATATAATTTATATCCAAGTTGCAGTCACTAACAAGGATTGGAATAAGTTGTGAAATAAATATAGGTTTATCTTCTTTATCTGTATTTATATCAGCAGTTTCTTCTTTTGTCATATTTCCAACTGATATATTAAATTGTTCTTCATATTTGAGTAGTTTTTCTAATCTATCAGATAATTCTTTTAGAAATTTTTCATCAGAAAATAAATATTTGATAGTATTCTCGTAAGTTTCTTTAAAATCATTATTGGCAACTATCATACAGTATAAAAGAGGTAATACCTGTTCAATTGTACCATTAAATTTTTGAAAGGCTGTTTTTGTTAATCTTTCAAATAGTATTAATGACTTTATATTTAATATTAAATCATATTTTAGCTTCTTCATTTTACATATCTTTAATTGATATGTTTTTATTGAACTATTTGAAATAAAAAGAGGCGAGTATAAAATACTCACCTCTTAATTTGTTATTCAATTATATTTTAGCCTAATGGGTTTTCTTCAATACCACCGTCACCACCGCCTGAATTTACACCTTTACCTGTTTTAGTTAATGCACCGTCACCTTGGAATTCAATTGACATTGTACAAACACCGCCATTATCGGCTGTAAGATTACAACTTGTACAGTAGGCTTGACCTGTATAATATGTTTTGCCCGTGTTCATTGTGAAATCACCTTCTGATAAATTTGTCGTTTGACCGAATTTAATTAAGAATGGAGTTCTTGCTACTAATTTGTCGAAGAAATAACCGTAACCTGTAGAATCATAAGACATTAAAGCTTCGGTTGAAATAGTCCAAGATAATTTACCTGCTAATGCGCTTGCCCATACACCTGCCATCTTATTTGAAGTATCAATTGAATCTGCGGTAATGTTCAAAGAACAAGAGGTTGAATATGCGATTGGGGTATAATCTGTATCGGTTGAACCTGTACCTGTTTTAACATAAACGAAAAGTTCATCACCTTTAATTAAATTGTCAGAATTATAATTTGCCATTTTTATTTTGTATTTGTGTTTTTATTTAATTTTAAATTGAAGCGTTTGAATATAAACGTCTCCATCATAATCTTCTGTTGAATCAATCATTTCGATTGATTGAATATTTTGTGTATCGTTGCTGATATTGTATTTATTATCGAGACATTGAAAAACTGCATCTGCCATTTCTTGACTTACATCATAATTGGAACTAACACAAGAAATATAAACAATACAGTTTTGATTATAAATGCCTTGCTTTGTTCTCTCAATTGAATATTCATCACGAACATATACTATATAATTTCCTTTAGTTTTCTCAGGTGCAATAATCGGATATATTTGTTTTCCAATTAATTCATTTACAGTTTTATCGTTTAATAGCAATTCTCTTAATAAAGTACATACAGTAAACTTAGTTTGTTTTTTATCTTGCATTATACCTTGATTTTAAATTACTTATTGATTGCTTGATTGAATGTACAATGTAATATATTGCAGTGTTTGTATCTTTTTGTTTTGTATCTTTCCAATATTTGTTTCCAACTACTTGACCTCTACCTTGTCTTTTCTTTGTACCTTCTGAAACTAACCAAGAATGTGAACCTTTCTTTTTATAGCCGACAAGTACACCTAAATTCTGTTTCTTAATCTTATATGTGAATGACCTTAGAAGATTACCTGTAACACCTTTTGAGCCACTTATCATACGTTCTCTTAAACGCTTCTTTCCCATACGCACAAGATATTGAGCACCTTTTTTAAGACCTTCATTAACTTCTTTATCGTATGTTGGAATATTCTTTAAGTCATCAAGTTGTTTCAGTATTTGAGGTAAGCCAAGCAACTCAGCTTCTACTTTGAATAAATCATCATTTATATTCATATACTAAATATTTTATTGATTTATTTTTTCAGCAGTTAATTTCATTGTTCTATCCCATATATTATTATCAACAAACGTAATTTTAAACTCATTTCCATTGTACTCAATAAAATCAGAATCTTGTATTTCAGGATTATATCTTATTTGGAATATGATTCTTAAAGTATCAAATAATTCTTTTGCAACTTCTTTATTTGAACCATTAGATTTTAATCTGTATGTTCTAACTGTAGCAACAACTTTTTTATCCTTTGTTATTTGTCCTGATGGAGATTGAACATTTTCATATCTATATATAGTAATGAATTCCTTTAGCAGTCCTGCACGCATATTCTTTTGAAGTTTTTATAAGGTTGAAGAAGATATTCATAAGAAAAAGGAATTTTATAAGGTATCGCATTGAATGATACTGATTCTCTATTAGCGTATAAATTTCCAACCATTATTTTTATTGATTGCGAGATAGGATAAGGTAGTTTTTCATCAACAACTAAATCTGCCAACTGAACATTGAGATACTTTTCAATAATAGCTTCTACTGTGTTAATCATATCTTCTAATACTGCATCATCAGCTTCAAAGTCAATATATAAATGTTGTTTAATTTGTTCTACTGTAATATACATAGTATTAGTTTTTTAATTGAATTGATAAAATGAATAAGTAGATTTAATTCTACCTATTCAAATTATCAGTGATTTATATAATATGATTAAGCTACTTTAATGGCAGCGAATGCTTCGGGTCTTATAACTTGCAATGCAATATTATCGTTGAAGTTAACTTCTGTGATATTTTCTTTGCTTCTTGACAAGTTATCAATTACCATATCAGGAGTACCAACTTTTTGAATCAAGAAGTTGCTGAATACACCGAAACCGATATATTTACCGACTGCACTTGAAACCAATACAGGATAACCGTTCATTTGTCCGCTTTCTAATACGAAACGTCCTGAACCTGCATCCAATGGAGTAGCTTTAAGTTCAGCTTCCATATCAGGAGATATAACATAAGCAGCAGTCTCGTCCATAACAACGTCTTTAGCTTTTACTTTTGCAGCCAATTTAACTATCTCTTTGTAAGATGGAGTTGTATTTGCAGTGATACCACTTAATGCGTCAACGAAACAACCTTTTTGAGAGTTAACCGCTACAGCAGATAACATTACTTTATTGATTAATTGTGCTTCTGCCTTGCCACATAAGTTAATAGCGTATGACACCAAGTTCATATCAGCTTCTTTAATGGCAGTATTAGAGAAAGGCAATGATAAACCAACTCTGAAAGGATTAACCTTAGTTTTTGCAAATTCTAATTTTTGACCCACCAATGCAGTTGTTTCACCTTCAATAGTAGCTTCTACGTTAGAAACCGATGGCATTACAACCGCTTTGCCTGTATTGATTACTTTAACACCTAATTTATCAACAATTAATGCTGATTGCAAAGGCTCAAGTAATTCAGTTGGATATTCAGTTCTGATTGCATCAACTTGTGACGTTTGTGTGATAGCTGCGGCTCTTAATTGAATGGTGTTGCCAGCGACATTTTCTAAATCTTCTATACTTCTATTGTTGGCAATTGCTTGCATAGCCAACGCTACATTTTCACTAAATTTCATTTGTTTATTTGTGTTTGTGTCTTTATTTTCTGTCTGAGTATCTGTTTCAATACTTCTTGTTTTTGTGTTTTCCAATTGAAGTTCTAATTGTTTAATCTCGTTTTCTTTTGATTCAAAATTTACTTTTTCATCATCATTAAGACTACGTTCCTGAACTTCTGCATTATCTAATAAATCACGTAATTCTTCTTTTAGTAATGCTATTTTATCAATTAATTCTTGATTCATTTTTAATTTAACCTTTTGCGATATTTATTTAATTCTTCTTTCCAAGAATCATTTCTTTCAACCTCTGTTGAAATTGGTGTTTGTGTTTTTTCTAAATCCTCAATTGAACGAGTAGTTATTTCGGTTGAAGTATATGCAGCATCATAAACAGCACTTAAATCATATATGCCTCTGCACTTATTTACTTTGCGAAGCGGATAACTTTTTTCTGTAAAATCCCATTCTACACTATCATCAGTAAAGGCAAAAGAACATTGAGTTATTTCCTTTCTCCGAATCATTTCTTTTAAATCGTTGCCTACTGTTGTGTTTGGAATTTCAAAAGAAAAATAAACACCATCTTCACGAATTTCTATATTTAAAGAACCTTCACCGTTTTTTCTTCTTGCAACTAACTTATTTTTATCGTGATTAATTAAAAATTTTATATCCGAATTATTAATCAGTTCTTCTGTTATTGCTTCTTTGTCTATTACTTCTTTAAAGTAGCGTTTATGTTCCTTGTCATATAGAATTTCCGATATGGTATTGAATTTAACAGCGCATCCTTCAATTATATTTTCATTATTTGAAAACTCTTGAATAGAACGTATTTCCATATATTAATTCATTTATTAAATATGGAAGTACGTCTATATTTGATAGCAATTAAAATTTAATAAATTAATTATCAGTTGATTGTGTCTGTAATTCTCCCGAATTATCTATTTTGTCTGCTTCTACTTTTGGAGAATTGATATATTGTAGATTGGTTGATATTACTACTTCATCACCATTTTCAATTTCATTTTTATTGAATTGTTTTCTAATGTCATTCACTGATAATATACCTAATTCCAATTGTGTTTTATAATTTTTCATTATATCGTTGAAGTATGGAAGTGTAGTTCTGTCAAATTCAATTTTATACTTAGATGAAACCGAATCAGAAATCAAATAACAATTAAATGCTTTTTCGATTTTAACAAGAATAGGATTCAACGTATCAATATAGAAATTCAATTGGTCTTGTTGTGCAGCTTGGTAATTGCCACCCATAGATACGCCGAGCTTTGATAATGATACACCCATAAAACGTGCAAGGTCTGATAACGTGTATTGCTTATTATCAAGAATCATACTATCTTTAGTGGTCTGACCGATAGCTTGCCACTTAACGCCTGATGGCATTGTAATAATATCTTTTCCTGAATTTATTTCAGCCTCCATATTAGTTTGAATATCTTGTATCTGATTGTCCTGTGCATCGCCAAAACCGATAACAGAGCTTTCAGAACTGATAATACCTTTCATCCTGCCACCATTTGATAATGTACTTAGTGATTCTATGTCACAGGCAGAAGCTAATCCAATTGTACGTGCACAATAATCAACTACACTTTTACCTACAATAGTTTCAAGTGACTTATGTTTTAAATGAATTATTTGATTGGAATTGAACAAGCCTCTAATTCCATTATATTCATCGGTTACATTGTATTTGTTGGTAATTACATCGTGATAAACAGTATTAGGGTATAATAAAATCAATTCTTTAATATCAATGTAAGTATTTACAACTAATTATTCCTCAATATTTTATAAGCAATAAGTCAGGAATATGGTCGTTGTCTTTAATTGTACA